TAGGATGTCTCTCTATCACCGCACCGGATACCTCTACTACTTCTTTGGTATGGTAGTGTCCTGTACTAATGTATATATATTCAGTGTTCGCCATCTGACTACGGAACCTTGGCTCAGAGAAGAACTTGCCAGCCAATCCTCTAATCTTAGTTAGGTGTCCATGATGCCATCCTAAAAAGACGTTACCCCAAGTAAATGAGTAGTATGGGAACACACTATCATCCACGGTGACTCTCTTGTTCTTTTTAAATGCCATCTTCATTATGGCCTGTAACCAAACAGACCCAGTTAAATCATGATTACCCTCGCACATTACTACATGAACGTGTTTATGCTTGTGTAATAGCATTTCTACCGCCCGTACGCAGGTTTCTACGGCGACTTGGACTAGCTTAGGGTATCTACCGTCTGAATCAAGAACGTGCTTATTTAGTGGGGTTACGGAGGTCAGACCATCCCAATGTAGGAAGTCTCCCATTTGAACGAATACTGCTTGTTCGGAGTCTGGGGTTCCGTTAATCATATCCCCGAATGCTTTGTATAAAGTATCCTCTGCAATCTTAATATCCCAATCAGCACCAGTCTCCTCATTCCAGGAGTATGCGCCTATGTGATAGTCAGTGATTGTGTACACTGAGCATAAGTCTGCATTAACTTTCTTAGGAGATTTGATTACAGGCCAAGGTTTTATATTCTGAGTGAGGTTTTCACATAGCTCCCTCATTATTTCTTCTTGTCTTTCTTTATCTACCTCAGTCTTGACCCATTGGATTTTAGTATTGCCATCAGAATCAAGGAGTGTTGATTTCCCCTTTACCTTATACCCGTCTGGGACATGATTATCTGACTTCTGCCAGCCTTTCTTGGCTGCGTTTATTTCGACAGTTCTCTTAGATGACCTGATGTTGAATTCACTACATCCAAGCTCCTTAGCAGCAGCAGCAGAAGTTCCAAACTCTATCCAAGCAGTAAGGTATTCTCTTTGCTTCTTTGTTTCGCAATACTCTAATAGTTGCGGGTCTGGAGCAGACCTGACAGATACGTTGTCCCATTTATCGCCCATAGTTATTCCTTAACTGGTTTTAATGTGTCAAAGTAAAGGTCATTCATTAGGCAGTCCCTTGCTCTCAATGACCTCATTCTTAAATCGTGTGCGGTATCAAGTTTTTTTCCTATGAATGTCTCTTCATAAAACGCAAACCTTCTTGACAGAAGTTCAATGCTGAATTCCTTGGACATCAAGGAGAATCCACTATTGCCAATATCTCTTATGTCTTCCTTTTGATTACATGCCAATAAATATGGCTTGTTCTTTTCTATGTATGATATTTCCTTATCAGTAAACGCTCTCCTACTCTCGTTAAGAAGTTTCATCTCATTCGGTGTTAGTTCTTCAGCTAACGCTTCTTTTACTTTTTCTTTATTAACTATTTTGAGCTTTCGTTTTTTCAAGGTATTCCCCCTTTGCTTCTAAAATTAATCCATCTTTGGCACAGAAGTTTTGCATCCAATCTAAAAAGAATGTCATCTCCCCTACAGTCCAGTTAGAAGAACTTGTAACCTCTGCCTTCTCGCCTCCCTCTGGGTTCTTAATAAACCTAAGAAGAAACTTCTCCTTAGTGTCGCTATAACACTTAGTTTTAAGCCACCGATTCATGCCTTCGTACATGGCCTCATCAACGTCTTCTGTCTTCCAGTTATGCTTTGCAGCCTCTCTTATCCAAATCGCTTTAAGGGCTTTCTGAGACAGGGAGGAGAGGGTGAAGTCCTCCACCTTCATCCCCCCGTCAGAGTAGGCTATGTTAGCAAAACCAGTCTTCTTGATTAGCTTGTCAATGTCCTTAAAGATTTTCTTCAAATCTGAAACATCATTAGCTACCGCAGATACTGGCATATGTCCTCCGGTTTATAGCCCATCGCATCACAAACAGTAAAGAACGTAGAACACTTCATATCTTTCCTGTTCAACATAGCGTTGTAGTTAGATGAGGCCATCCCAATGTCTTTAGCAATTTTGTATTGTGAGACTCCAGAAGATTCATGGAGCCTCCTTAACACATTCCCAAAATGGTCTACCACGGGACATCCTCAAAGGTTGCAGTGGGTTCAGGGGCTTTAGCCTTTGCCTGTTTTTTCTCAAAAGAGAAGCTAAGCACTGGCCTTTTAGGATTGGCTGAAGTGTCGTTCTTCCAGGCACTCACCAGATAGTCAGTCCCATCTATGTTGCATTCACCTTTCAGTGTTGGTGCTTTAGGGTTATCAGTTTCGTTCTTCCAAACTGCACCCCTGTTAGTGTTATCGTATTCCATTATTCCTCCGAATATTTATTAACTAGTCTTTCAATTTCATCCACAATGTTTCTTAAAGTTTCATTAAGACAAGATATGAACACCTCGTCCCTCTCAACTCTAACTATCAGGGGCTTCATGTCTGGATGGTATGCCATAAAGTCCCACCACTTCCTACCAGTGATATACATGCAGCCTTGTACCTGCTGAAAGTATTTACTGGGCAACCTGCCACCTCTTAAATAAGATACCATAGTACCTCCCAGGGGTGACTTGATTTCTAAACCTCCATCGTCACCAATCAGACCATCTGGGCTTGCGCCAGCCTGATAATCATCGTGAAGACAGAAGCCTACTTCCTGAACTTGATTCCCAGTTTCTAGTATGTATCTATCTCTAGCGTAGGGTTCCAGCTCAGTGCCACGTTGCATGGCATCAGTTACCTTTACATAAGTGGATTCACCTGTAATGGCCTCTGCTACTAACGCATCAACATAAGCCTTAGCTTGGGTTGACGGTGTTCCTTTTGTTGTAAGTATCTTGGAGAAGTTAGAGGCAGACGGTACTCCCAGCCTAGCCTTTAACCACTCCTCGCTACCTTGTTCGCAATCTATTAGTCTCATCTCCCCATTGCCCTTTCGCCATCATCATCATCATAGGCTCTCAATCCACATATTGATTGAAGACCATACCTTCTGGCGTAAGTAATCGCAGCAGCACCTTCCTGGGGCTTAGGGCTGGCTATGGGTAGAGTGTAGGACTCTTGTATCCACTCACCAGAATCATGCATCAGGATGGTTGTAACGCCCACTCCCCTTTCAGTAGACACAGGGTGTTGTGAAAAGGACAGGAAGTTCTTGCCCAAGATTGGCGTAACACAATCAATTATTGACTCAATGTTCGCGTACTTTGATTTAAAGTATGGGTTGGATTGGTCTTTCTTGACAGCTTCCATCTCACTCTGAGCCTTTCTAAAAGCTGGCGCAAAGTGTTTTAGTGATTCGCTAGTCTTCATTAGTGTATCTCCACATGAGCTTCTTCAGCCTCAGCAATTTCATCCCATGTCGCCCCAACTGCGTCCAAGAAATTCTCTTTACACACGCCCATAAATTGAGCTTGTGAAGCTGCCATAGTCACCATCTGACCGCATACATCAAGAGTGTTTGTTTCTTGCGGCAGCTTTTCTATAGCACTCAACAGAATGCCTTCAATGTCTATCAATGGTTTACTCATATCTCCTCCTAAATGGGTCTGGTAATACTCTCTCTGGCCCCTCGTGAATCTTGGGAACCTTAAATCTATTTCTAACGGGGTTGTCCACCACTGGCCTTCCCCTTGGGGTCTTTAACTTGACCCCGTTGTTAAACAGTACAGTCCTTACACTGTTAGGACTTAACCCTAACTCATCAGCTATATCAGTACCCTTCATGCCTTTCTTTGCCATAGATATAATCTTTGGGTACAAATCTCTGTGTCCTCTCTTAGCCATAAGTCATCTCCGACATCCTCTGCTCTTCAGCGTATTCTTTGGCGTAATCATCCTGCCACTTTTCCAGAAGACCCTCGCTGCCAATGTCATCAATCACATAGGCTAAGTATGACTTCATTCCTTTTTTAATCATGCCAAAGTATTTAATACTGGACATCCAATCGCCATGTACTGCCTTGGTTAGCAATATCTGAGCTTCCTCGCTGCTCTTGATGTGATGGTTCATTACCTCATCCAGAAAGTTCTCGTCTTCTTCTGAGAGTATGCGAAGCTCTTCTTCCACATCCTTGTTATTGATGTTTGCGTAACCGCATGAATCAATGACGTAATCACTGATGTTTGTTTGAATGTAATATTCTAATCTGCTCATGGTGTTTCCTCCTGTGGAATGTGAATTATTATCGGTAATAATATTCTTGTCAACAACTAAAACTCAATTTGTTGAATTATTTTCTCTTCAGTGTTTTCTTCTTCATTATCAAAGACTTGGTCTATCTTGTAGTCCATTGACCTGCCTTCCCTAGAAACAAATTGCAGACTTTGGTGATGATAAAGTCCGACTTTACCCTCCCACCTACCATGTCTTTGCTTGGCTATGATGAGTAGCTGGTCAAAAGTTTTATCAAAATACTCCTGCTCCTTTTCGTCTAATTGACCAAGTTCTTTTAGGGACTCCCGTTTCTTATTCGCCCAGCAGATGACTAGGTTGTCCACCAAATCCACTAGGGCACTTGAACCTTTAACATCAAACTTTGTGGGGATGTATTCCTCCCCGGCGCTCTGGGGCTTTCTGACATGAGAGACTAAATGTATATGGGTGTTTAGATGTTTTGCAGACCAAGCCAGTCGGTTGATAATGTCTGCCTCACCATCCCTATTTTCTTGCCCGACCCCGCATTTAGCCAAGGAATCAATCATGATATGGTCACAGTTCAAAACCTTCCCGCAGTAATTCACAAAGCCCAGTATCTTTTCAGTCTTCACTGAGTCTAGCTGGTCGTAGATAACAAGATATTCGTTAGCTAAGTCCATGAAAGTATTAATAAATTCCTGACTTGGCTGGCCTGCTGTAAGCCCTGCTGCTTGCTGGCACATTCTCCAGAGAGTTTCCTCTGGCTTCATCTCCAAGCTGGCAATCGCAATCTTTTTCCCCTGACACATTAACGACAGTGCGACTTGGCCGGTAATCATCGATTTTCGGTGACCAGACATACCACACCACAGCGAAATCTCGGTGGGCCTTAGCTTGAAGTGATTATTTAACTTAGCCCAGGGCAAAAGGTCACCTGAAAGCTCAAGGTTCTTGGCTCTCTCGTGTATCTGCTCCCGCCAATGCCCAGCATGGTGTATCTCTTGGGCCTCAGATTCCGCAATAATTGAGATGTAGTCGGCGAACGAGACATTATGGGGAATATTCATATTATTATCTCCCTCGGCTTAAACTCTTTGTCTTCTTTGCGGTTCCTTTTCCAAGTCCTAACCGCAGCCTTCCAATCTTTCATTGGCCCAGTATTTAGCTGCCAGCCCCTGGCTTCGTAGTAATCACAGAAATGATTGCCGTCAAGGGAGAAGCCTATTTGCTGTGCATAGTCCTCAACTTCACTAGGTTTGGGTCTACTAAATACTTTGGTCTTGGTCTTGGTAATGGTATTGGTAATGGTAGCATTGCCTTCGCTATGCGTTCGCATTGCGTTCGCATTACCACTGGATTGCCATCGCTTGTTTGCTGATTCCCTAGCCTTTATGGACTTTTCCTGGTACTTGGCAATCTCTGCATCGGCGCGTGAACTGTGCCAATGCTTATCAATTAGCGTGAAAAACTCAGAAAGCACATATTGAATGGCCTGAATATCGTCTAGCCTAATGCGCTTGGATAGAAACTCGGCATCATCTGGCAATGGCTTTTCATGAAGATAGTAGTAATCCAGCAATCTCCGATACGTTATATCTTCAATCGGGGATAGATGATCTGTGTGCGATTTGAAATCGCCAATATGAAAAGGATAGAAATTCATAATCTCTCCAAGTAAGTCTCTCCAAATAGAATGCGCCAGCAGGGAGAGAGTGCTGCGTTCACTCAGGGATCAATCTGAGCTAGGCGCAAGCACATGATATCAAATGTTGTGTTGGATAACTAGCTACCCCAACAAAACTGCAATTGCAATTTTTAAGCACTTAAACTTAATAAAATCAAAGACATAGCTTTATTTTTATCCTATAGCCCTGAGTTTTGCTTGGATTAGGGCTTGCTTATCGGACTCACTAAGGCGCTCACCCTTGTCGCGTCTAGCTTGTGCAATTGCAACTATCATGTCATCAATTGCTCGCTGGTCCTCATTGGACCTGTACAATGGCCTGTAGCGATTATCTGAGTCATCTGGGTAGAGTGCAGACCAGTCTAGCCCTATGCTTTCCAGCACATCCAATGCACCGCATCCCCCATGACAATGAATCAGGACTCGGTTCCCGCCTTCTATCTCGGTGACTGATAGACTTGGTGTGCCGTCATCATGGGCTGGACACCTAGCAATCCACTTGCTGTTACCTGTTTTCCGAACCATCTCTAGCCGCTCTAGAATTGTCTCTGCTTTACTCATTCAATAACCCCCAATATGTGCCCCTTGGCAAAGTTTCAAGCACTAATGTTTTATTATTACCCTTCGGCGTAGTGATTATATGCCTCTCAGAACCTCCTAGGCGTACACAGGAGCGATTTTCTGCATGCACCCCTACCCTATGTATATCAAAAGCTTTTATTCCTGAAAATGCCTCCCCGCATGCCGGGCATCTACAAATTCTCCCGCCTGGTTTAAGCTTGTAATTAGTTTTCGGCATGGTTCCCCCTATAGATTGAATAGAACCAGCAAAGTGAAGCCCACCATAATTAATCCAGATAATATGGCGTATACAGTCTCTGATAATTGCTCTATTTGTTTATTGCTCATCATTAATCACCATTTCGGCCAAAATTTGTTCGGCTATCTCTTTAATCTGCTTGCGCTCCCAAGCATCTGCTGCCGCGCCTCGCACTATTCCTGATTGAATTTCGCGAGGGTAGCTGAGTATCTCTCCAAAGCATTCGTCTACTTGCTGGCCGTCAAAACAAATGGACATGTATTGGCTGCTCCCAGTCTGGCTAAAGTCTACGTCTACTGTCTTGCCAAGTGCTTCAAATGATAGATTCATGGTATAATTTCCTTCTCCTTTGTGGATTAGCCCCCGTTGTTTGGGGGCGCTCTTTTTACAATTTATAAATAGCCAATCTTGTCATCTGTTTCGTCAAAAATGGCAATCTTTGCTTTGCCTGTAGAAGCTTCAATCTCTACGTGGTACCGCCATTCCGGGTCATCATTGTTTAATGTAAACGCCAAGTCTATTGCCTTATCGTATGCCATGGCAGTTGGCAGTCTGTCGCTGATTAGTGGCTTGTTCATGGTTTCCTCACAGTATCGGTTGCTGGTTCATTCTAACGACCACGTTATCTGGTTCTAAATCCCAGCGTTTAGCCAATTCCATCTTGATTGACGCTAACTCTGGTGTGCCTGGCTGGTATGGTTTTGTCCCTGCGAATTCGCATAGCTTGGCCCAAGTAAGGTATTTGGTTTCCCCGTTATCGGTTATCTTGAAATCAATCATGGTTATCCCCTCGCTATTAGATTACTAACTACTTTTGACATAGCCTTCCCATGAGCTGGGTAAGCTATTACCTTCGCTGATTTATCCCAGCACTGTCTACACGTCCCGCATTTGCCGTCATTGTCATAGGCTTTGCATAGTGTCATGGATTCGCTGGCATCTTCAGGCGTTGGCACAATGGTGCTAGTGGTTTCGCCGGGTATGGTTTCCCCAGTTACTGAATCGCTGGAATATCTCACTACGGCATTAGGTAAAGCCTGGATATCGTCCAATACTTTGGAGAATTTCTTAAACTTGTGCGAGCGGGTGGGTAGCCAATGGTTTACCCATGGTGTGCGCTCCATCACAAGCTTAATCTTTTCTGCAAGCTTTACTGAATATAAATCTCCAGAGTCGAACCAGCGGAAATATCTGCTATTGTCCAAAGCTTGGACCATATCGGAAACCCAATCTTCACGTTTCCAATCGTCTTTGTTGTGTACCCTGGGCGCTTTCACATTAGGGAATCGGTAGTTTCCGCCAGCGGCATAGCATCCCGCGCAAGCTGGCACAAGTTCACCATTCTCAATAGAACCAGGGCAAGTATCGCGAGCTACTAGCGACCAAGATAAACATGGCATTTTTGATGGTTTTGAAAGTCTAATCATTAGTTATACCCTCCATTTTGTTTGCCAAATCCGCCGCTTTTGATGCGAAGTGATATCCCATGCAGTGCCTATAGACACCCTTGTATTCTGTTGTATATTCACGTAATGCGCTTTTTTGAAGCTTTCTAACTTTATGCAATGGGAACCGAATCATTAATTCCGCTAACAATTCCATCCGATTCCAATAGTTGTAATCGTATCCTTTCATGATTTAACCCTCCTGAAGTTTAATTCCATGCAAGCATAGTGGTACTCATCCCAATATTGACCAGCTTTCACGTTGCCGATTGAATCACCTATGATAGCTGCCTGTTTCGCATCGTCCCTGATATATTCTAGGGAATCGCTATCTAGCTTTTTAAATCTTGCTATTGTTTCGGAATGCCAGTTATTCATCGTTTAGCCTCTATCTCAGATATAGATTGTTTTCGGTTGCAATGTCATCGAATAGCGATTCTAGGCAATCAATCGCTGCTTCCGCTCTGCTTGCGTTATCCATTAGGCTTATGTCGAAGTGTTCTTGTAAGAATTCATAAGCTATCAACCAAGCATTGCCGCGATTATTTAGAGCGTATACCCAGCGGTAGAACACCCCTTCTTTTCTGGCTTTAGGCAATAAATCTTCGATGTTCGATTTAGTAAGTCTCATTGTTTAACGCTCTTGTGCAGTGTGAAAGCTAATAGCTGATAGAGTAAGTGTGCAAGCGCAGCAAACTGAAGCTGCAAGCAATGACGCATCTACTAGCGCAAAGTATGTTGGTATTGTCATTGCTATAAAAGATAGCCCGAATATATTCTCAATTAATTGCTTCATATCTATATCCCCATTGGTTAGTGATAGCCCATCCCTGGGCGTTTATCCTTTATGAGTATTTAGCAATCTCTGCCTGGATTTCTTTTACCGCTCTGTTTGACATTGCAGAACGAAGCATTGCTTCTAAGTACCGAATCGCTGTTTCCTTATTCAGTGATGCGTGTTGCGCTGCTATCTGGAAGTGCCTAGTGTGTTGTTTCATCATGTCTGTATTCCTCTTGTTAGTTGGTTCTGCCTAAGCAGTGATGAACATATTATGGTAAACGATAGCTATTGTCAACAATGATTTTGATTATTTTTACTGTTCTTTTATACAGTAGTTTATTGGTGGGAATTGCCTATAGATGAAAGTAGATTGAATGGGTAATGATTAGGGTATTGAATGGGATATTGGCTGCCACACAAACCCACACACTGTTAATCCATCCAGTACTGTATATCTATACACTGTATATCCATCCAGGCTGTACGTTTATACAGGTGGGCCGCTGAAATAGGGGCGGGGAGGGGAGCTGGCGCGCTGTAATTATTATAGTACCCACCCAAATTTGCAAAAGGCCAATTTTAAAAAAGCGAGAAAATATCCTTCATATCAATAAGTTATACTTTTTGGTATTTTTCGCTAAATATTGGTATGATTCGCTAATGAATGATTTGAATGCACCAAGTGGTATTACTGACTGTTCTGTAGAGGAAGAACCTAAGAAAAGGGGAAGGGGTAGACCTCGTAAACCTGATAGGTTGATGACTCGTCAACAGTGGGAGGATGAGGGTAAGAAGGCTAAGGGTAGACCTAAGGGTATGAGGACTGCCATTAAGAAGCTTGAGGAACGCCTCTTATCCGCTAATAGAATAGAACACGTTATAGATGCCATTGTTAGGGCTGCTGAAGACCCTGAGCATAAGAATCAGGCCGCAGCTTGGAAACTTATAATGGATAGAATGGCCCCTTTAAGTCATTATGATAAAACAAAGGGTAATGAAAAGCCAGTCATTCAAATTAACGTATCCTCT